GGCTCCCATGTGCTCATTACTATTAAGAGCATTTTTTAACATCTGTTCTGCCGGACTCTGGGGTTCCCAGCTGTGCCAACGGTCATAGGCTTCATTCATCTGGATAAATTTGGGGTCACTCCCCGAGTACCTAACAAAGGTCGGGCATTCGTCTTCTGCAACTTCTTCAATTTCGTCTTCATCCTCCGATTCCTCATCGTCGTACACCTCTGGGAAAATGGAGCCAATCGTCTGGCCAACTGTATTCATAGCACAGTATTTGGATGCATATTCCATGTCTTCTGGAAGAATTACATCTCTTCCACAAGCCTTACAATATTCAGCGGCCAAAATCATACTTTTCTCCATAACAGGCATCATGATGTCAATCATCGTGTTCATGTAGTTGGTGGCTTGGGTATTCCCCGCGTCACCGAAACCAGTTTGCATGTTCATCTTTAGTGTTTAGTATCAAAAAGAGTTTGTGCAATTCCCTCGTGTACTCTAAGAACGTTAAAGCTCTCGGCGTAGACACGAATTTGTCTGCTAAAATCGGGGCACGATGTCAGACTTAGGTTTACAATTTGCTCTTTTACGAGACTGAAATTTACCTGCCCTGTTGGATACCATTCTTCTGGCTGAAGTGCGAAACTGTAGGAATAGAATCGCCTAATAAGTTGAGTCTTCGAATGGTGAATGGCTGCCTGAATGGCCTTTAGGAATATCACATTCCCGGTGTCCTTGGTAATAATGTCCTGACCATCCAGTGTGAGTATCAGGTGGTCGAGGTTTTCGTAGAGTATGTACTTCCCATCTTGTACAGCAGATGTATTGTCATAGTCGAATGGTGTTACAAAATTACCAGCCGTGGTACCATCACCTGTGGTTCCCGTACGTTGAATGATAAAGTATAACTCCTTCACTGGATTTACAAAATCTAATTTGAATTTACACGTATTTACACCCGCATCTACGTTAAATATATCCTGTTGGATTTGGGTAATGATGTAGTCCTTTCTCATGTTCTGAAGTAAAAATTTTTCTTCACAATCCAAAAAGATTACCTCTGCACCCATTTTAAAATCTTTTATTTTAATATCCTGTGATAAAGGCATATAATCACCATTTGTCTTATTTATAACAAGGTCCTGTGCATTTCTGATTTTAAACTCTACCTCCACTTCTTGTTTGGTAATTGCACATAGAGGTATAGCAAGTTCCGGGTGTTTATAAAAATAAAAAGGTAGGTCTATGTAAAATTCTTCATCCGTTACTGAACCCAACGAACCGCGATTTATAAGTCCATTTGTAGAAACTCTTGAACCACCCGTTTGTAAAGGATATTTACCTATAAGTCTTTCGAGGGCATTCTGTTTTGTTTGGGTTATGTAGTGTTCAGAATATATTTGAAGATAATCACTAGACAAACGTTGAATGATTTTACCTCCCACAATGAGATCTACATACTCAATGAGAGCATGACCCACAGATTCTATATAGCACATATTAACTATAGGTAACTTCGGTAAGGTAACCTTAAGACTCAATGTATTTAAGAGGTCACCGGCGTTTTGTGGAACTGTAAAACGGGTCGTCTTTCCAAAATCACCCGAAATTTCGGGTTTTATATCAATATAGTGATTAGAAAAATTTGTATGCTTCTTAAAACCCTCTAAAAAATGTGTATAGTCTGGATTATCTGTAAAGAATATATCTTGAGGCCCTGATGACAAAAGTTGAACACGTCCAGCCATTACTATTATATCCACCTAAAATTTTAATCCGGCTAAACCACTCCCAATACTTAATATATTATAGTTTACTGCATATATTCGGGTATCATTGGCTGTCACACCACCGTCGAATGGAATAATCTTAATTTTAAACAATTTGTGGGAGATACGACTCATGTTGACCTGCCCCGTTGGATAATGGCGCTCTGGATAAAGTGAAAATGAATATATTCCAAATCTTTGGAATACATAGTTTGCTTCTTGCGTTGGTAGTTTGTTATCTAAAAGTGGACTATTGATGTAATATTTAAAGGGCTGTTCATATGTAAAAAACTTTCCACTTTGATTAAAAACAACCTCATTATTGAAACGAAGTTCTGCGCTAACAATTTCATTTGTGTCCATAGGAATGTTATTTAATTTATCAGTTTCCGATTGAGAAATAAATAAAAGTTCTTTGACTGGATGTTTAAAATTCAACATGACAGATTTCTCCACATCCCCAATTTTCATCTTAAATTGAGACATTTGTACTTGGGTGATAACATAGTCTATGGGTCGGGTCATGAGAAAGTTTCTCTCATCTTCACTTAAATATACCACATCTGTGTCCAACGAAAATTGCTTGATTACCCCAGAAATATCTCTTTCATACCTATCTTCCAAACCATCACCAAGAGCGTCATCACCGTCATCTAGACCACTAGGGTTAAAGTACCGGTTAAATGTCGTTTCACCACCAAAAACAAGCTCCTGTAAACGCCTAATTTTAATTCTGACCGACACCCGTTGTTTTGTCAGGGCGCATATCGGGATCGCGAGGGTGGGATTTCTATAGAAATAGAAGGGAATGTCCATGAAATATGTGTATGTCTGTGTATAAGGTAACTGTCTAAGATGTCCGTTTAAAAAGTACAACGTTTGGTTCACATCGTCGTCGGTGTTATGGAGTTGTTGATGCATACTAATGTATTCACCAGTTATCTTCTCGATAACCTGTCCACCTATGAGAAGCTCAGCATACTCCACCAGGTGGGATATAACCCCTGGGCACCACACGGATGAATTGGTGGGCAGTGCATCAGGTTGGGGATCTTCGAGTGTAACTTTCAAGGTCATATTTTTTATGAGATCCCCGGTATCCCCTGGAAGTGTACATTCTACTATATGTCCAAATTGAATATCACCATCAAATTGATTTTCTACATAATCTATGGAAAATTTAGTATGCCTCTTGAAATTTATTAGGAAATATGAAAATTGTGGTTCACCTGTGAGCCATTGGTCCTGGACTCCAGTGGCGGCAAGTCTCAATCGACCAGCCATTCCTATTCTATATGAGTAAAATTTTGTGAAATAAAACGAGACACTACAATAGAATGAACCTTCAGTTGAGGAAATTCAAACCTGAAACGATCACAGATGACAGGGTTTGTGTATTCATAGGTAAGCGAAATACGGGTAAATCAACTTTAGTAAAAGACATCATGTACCATAAAAAACATCTTCCAGCAGGAATTGTTCTTTCGGGGACAGAGGAAGGTAATCACTTTTACTCTGAATTCATTCCAGATCTCTTCATATACGGTGATTATGACAGAGACGCGATAGAGAGAGTCATGGCGAGGCAGAGAAAATTGGTGGGTGGTGGTAAACAAAACTGTGGAGCTTTCATGCTCCTAGATGACTGTATGTACGACTCCAAATTTCTAAAGGATACCTGTATCCGCCAGTGTTTTATGAATGGACGCCATTGGAAGATATTCTTCATGTTGACTATGCAGTACGTGATGGATCTCCCACCAGCACTTCGCGCCAATGTCGATTATGTCTTTATACTTAGGGAAAATATCATTCAAAATAGAGAAAAGTTATACAAGTCCTTCTTTGGTATCTTCCCCTCCTTTGATATGTTCTGTAAGGTTATGGACGCGTGCACAGAAAATTACGAGTGCCTCGTGTTAGACAATACCGTGAAATCTAACAGGATACAGGATTGTGTATTCTGGTATAAGGCAACACTCAGGAAGAACTTCAGGGTTGGGGGGCCAGAATTGTGGAGACTCCATAAGAAGATGTATAACCCCCGGCACCTTGAGCAGAAGGAAGAGGACGCCAAGAAGGCCACCAAAAAGACGGCCCTAACAATCACGAAAAGGAAATAATTGCGTTTCTTACTTTCTTCAAAAACCGTACCATATATTAAATGGCTTCCCCGCAAGTTAACACAATGAATTTATCAGACAATGGTGATGGTATGGTACCCCTGAACACCAATCCAACTACATCGTTTGTGAACAATCACCCTGAAAATAATATCCAGGGAAATAAAGAGACGATGGATTCTACACCAATCAACGACATCATGATGGAACCCCCAATGATGACAGACGAACCAAGAATGCAGG